CTTTAAGAGTGATGTCACATGATGTTTGTAACAGCAGCCTTACGATAGTATTGGTTTTGACCAGCAGTGATGTCACCAGCTGACTGACCAGCAGTTTGCAGAGCAACGAATGGGTTGACTGCCATACCATAACGGGTCTTGAAACCAATCTTAGGTTGGAAAGTATTTTCACCAACCGCACGTACCATCTGAAGAGGGACGTATGGGCAGTAGAACATACCAGCATCATAAGGATTTGAACCCTTATAACCAACCGTCAAATATTGTGAACCAGCATATGGGTCAATGTATACACGATGACGGCCATTCAGAACACCAGCAAAGGTGTTACCAGTGTCATCTACATTCAAACCAGTGTTCAGAGCAGGTGTATAATCAAGTACACCAGCCATTGACAATGCAGAAGCAACGTCAGAAGAACAAAGGATGAAGTTACCCTTACCGCGACGAGTGTCGATTGCAATTGCATTTGACTCACGCTCGATTTGGAACAACAGACCCTTGAACTTTTCAACAGACCAACGACCATTGGCATCAACGTCAAGGTTGAAAGTACCAGGTGAAGCTGTACCAGCAGCACCAGTCTTAGCCTGAATATTCATTTCACGGATAACTTCTCGGTTGATTTCCGCAAGAATTTCTGTAGAAAGAATATTAGCAAGTTCAGCTTCTGCGTCGAGGCCGTGGATAGCCTTGAGGTCTTGTGACAATTCAAGTGAATACTCAGCTTTCAGTGCACGTGACTTAGCAGTTACCGTGGAACGCTCAATGCTGAACGCCATTTCACGGAAATCGTTAGTTCCAGGGGTATCTCCAAGAGCTTCCGCAGTAGCAGTGTCCATACCAGTAGGAGTAGCATTCTCATACCCAGGTGAAGCAAACGGGTCATCTTCTTGTGCAGCAAGAGGACCAGAGATAGGACCACTACCTGTAGAATAAGCAACATTTGCTTCATCATGCAGGGCTTCAGTCTTGCTAGTAATACCAGCTGTTCGGTAATCGTTATAACGAGCCTTCATTGCAAAGATAAGACCAGTTGGTCCAGTCATTGGTTGTACACCAATCATATCATATGCAATAAGGTTAGGCATAGCACGACGCACCAAAGAAATCAGGATTGGGTCCCAATTGTTGATGTGTGCACCAGTCGCATTCAGAGGGGCTTCAGCCAACATCTGACGCTCTTCACGAAGAGCTTTTTCTTGGTTCTCAAGAATTACAGCAGTAACAGAACGCTTGTAATTATCGGTGATCGCAGGAAGATCAGCGTGTTCAAGGATCGGTTGCCACTTTTCTTGTAGGTTTTCTGACATAAACATTTAAGTTTGTCTCCTTTTTTAACCTATCTTAAAATGGTTTTAGATTTGAAAGTTCAGAGTGGTAACGTTGCATATCTGGGTTAGCGACAACCGTAGAATCTTCTTCTGCGAATTCTCCTGTCCCTTCTTCAACTACTGTTTCTTCTGCGATGGTTTCACTATCTACTGAAAAATAAGCTTCCTTAATTTCAGTAATTTTTTCAGCATAGTCTTCTTCATTCTTGAAGTCTACACCTTCAGCAAGTGAAGCCAACTTTTCTCGTTGTGATTCAGTGAGATCAGAACATGCATCTCTCACAACATTTGCCCTTTTGAGTTCAGTAACTTCTTCTGACAAATCCATGTTCTTAGACACTTCAGCATCAAGTTTAGCTTCCATCTCATCCAGACGGTTTGAGAGTTCATCCATAACATTATACTTCTCATCGGGGATGTCAACATAATGTTCAGTGAACAATGTCTTCAAACCATTGATGAAGTTTTCTGTCATCTCAGAACGCAAACCTCTTTCAATTGCAAGTTCGTTTTCTTTCGTCCACTCTTCTGCACAATAGGTCAAGTACTTATCAACTGCTTGAGCAAGCTCTTCGTGAATTTCCTTAACAGAGGTTTCTAATTTTTCTTCGAATTGAGTTTCCAATTCTTCTTTGATGTTATTAACTTTAGAAGTTACAGCAGCCTTGAAAATAGTGTGGGCTTTCTCTGTATTTTCTTCAGACAATTCAAG